TAAGGAGCAGGAGCAGTCAAATTAACGGTTGATTTAAGTTTCAAACTAGCAAGGAAACTTTCTGTGTCCATAGGAACGCCAGTAGGTCCAACTAATTTACCTTCGAATGTAGTACTAAAACCAGCGATTATAACTGATAATGATTTATCACCAGCAACATAAGCAAATACAGGAGTAGTCACACCAGTAATGATAGTGATTTCACCTTTACTTCTGTCGAATAATGATGTACCTTCTTGAGCGTATTCAGTTGCGTAGAAAGCATCGTATAATGAACGGCTTTCGAACTGTGTTCTTGCTGAAAGAACAGTAGTTGCTGCATTCTGATATGCACCATCAGGTGATGTGTTAGCAAACTGAGCAGTGTTTAATTCAACTCTCTCACTTGCTTTTGGATTGATGTAGTACAATTTACCAATCGGAAGGTTAAGTGCCTGTACAGACACGATGTCGTTTGCTAAAAGTTTAGCGAATACCCTACGGATAACCGGGAATGCTACGGTTTCAAACTGACCACTGTTATATGATTCAGTTGATTCGTTAATCATGTGTGATAACTGGTTCTCAAATAACTGAGCACAGTTTTCTTTCACGTTGCCATCAAGACCTTCAAGAAGTCCGATTTTTTCCCAACGATTTGTTGTTATTTCTCTTTGTTCACGGAGTTGTTTCAAACCAATGTTGCCAACTTCCGCACTTTCTAATAAAAATCCCATTTTGTATATTTTTTAGGTTTTATCTAATTATTTTTTTGTCTCTTGCTTCGATTGTCTCAATCAATTTTCTCATTTTGTTGATGTGAGCATCGTTTTTGTATGCGGTTACCTCATCAAGTTTTTGCTTTGAAGACGGCTGTACTGAGACAGTTACCTTCGCTTCAACGCTTTCAGTTAAAGTTTTCTTGCCGACCTTCATTTCTGTAAGGACTGCTTTATACTTCTTCTGTGAATCGGCGATACTATCAACGCTTTTAAATTCATTGATAATTTTAATTTTATCGTCTTGAGTTAAGGCGAGTTCTTCGTTTACCAAAAGGTTATTGACATGAGCCAAATTGGTATTAAAGACTGCCATCTCTTTTAATTGTGTGCGATATTTATCAAGTGCAGTTTTGTAATTTTCTAGTAAAGTACCTGCAGTAGTCTTATATTTCTTACTTTCATTCAACTTTTTGGTTAAATTCTTGTTTTCATTAATTAACGCTGCTATTCTTTTCTTTGCTTCACCAACTAAATAAGGAGACTGGTCTTTTTCACCCTGACTTAAATAATCGTTTCCGGGAGTGTGTCTTCCGGTAGCGTTTCTTCTTGTAGGATAAGCCACACCATGTGCTTCCTCAACTGGTTCTTCGGTTTCTTCCTCTTGACCACCAATTACCGCTTCAATGTCTTCTTCGGTAACTTCGTCAATTAAACTACTATCATAATCACCACTATGCATTTTGCCTAACGGGAAATTTCCTTGATGCATTTCTGCTACAGGCATTTCATCAATCATAGGATTAGTTGGTCCACCAAGGTTAACACGGTTTGCACCTTGTCCACCATTGTTTTTCTGTTCACCCATACCATTAATCATACCATCAAGTTTATCTCTCATTTCCATGAGTTGGTCAAGTGCTGTGTTTCCACCAGATGCGGGAAGTTCTCCACCAAGATTATCCATTTCATAGATTTCTCTTTCGATATCTTCCATAGTAAGAATTTCGTCTTCTTCACCTGCGCCACCCATTGCATTGTCTACACCATCAACATCAAGTTCTGTTACATCAAATTCCTCTGTCAAATTTGGCATTGGTTTTCCCGAAGTTGGTCCTTTGATTTTTTCTTTAAAAGCAACACCTTTTTCAAGTTCGCCTTTACCCTGATTTGGAGTTTTTGCTTCCACATCAGCAACAAAATCTTTTTCACGTTCTTCGTCAATTTTCTTAACACCCTTTGCTTTATCTTTAAAGGGGTCACCTTTGCCAACAGTATCAGTGATTTTTACGTCTTCCTGTACTTTTGCTACACCTTTTGGCTTTTCAGCAAACGGTTTACTAGTGCCAGCGGTTTCTACGACCTTTTTGGTCTCTTCTTTTTGATTCTTCATAACAGATTCTTTTTTATCTTCAGCATCATCTGATTCCTCAGACTCTTTCTCGTCATCCAATTTCTTATAGGACTCCTTTACTGACTTTTTATTTTTATTTATTTCTTCTTTTAATAAGTTGTTGAATTTCTCTGGAAATTCTTCCGCTAATTTCTTTTTAGCATTAGCATCCGCAGCCTCCATGATTTCTTTATAATCTGTCAAGGCTTCTTTCATTATCGATTTTTTATCGTTTTCCATATATTAAATGTCGTAACTAATACTATAATTTTTATATAAATACATTATTTTTGCGAAAAAGTATATTATTTAATAAATTAGCCGTTATTTTTCTTGCTTTTATCAAAAATAATACCTATATTATGCCGCAAAATTTCTTACAGTAAAAATTTATCTATTGCAGTAATTACTTTATTATCTTCTTCTTTAAGATAAATACCGTTCTTATTCTTATATGTTTCGCCAAAATTCATTTCGCCCTTTTTGCCTGGAAATAAGAATGCTCCGGGCGTTGATGGTGTCGCAACTAAGTCAAAACCAATTAATTCGAAATCGTTTTGTACAAGATTTTCACCATTAACTTCTTTAAGAGTACCTACACCACGACTTGAGATACCCAATCGTATTTTATTCTGTAAGTAGAGAATAACCTTATCACCAACAACCGAAACCACACCATATTTAATAAAGCCGGGAGATACGATTATTTTTAATTCTCCGAATAAAACATTTGATTGCTCACCTTTTCCCCACCACATTTTTGTAATCATGTGTGAGATATTCTGTAATGAAATAATTGAACTGTCTGGGTGGTCGGCTTCTGATACTGCACTGTTGGTATCAACCAATTTTCGATATTCTTCGACTTGTGGTAGTAAAACATCTTTTGGATATATTCTACCGTTCTTATTTTTAACACCCCATTTCTGAAGTATGCAGTCAATTAAAACTGGCTCATTTGGCTTAAGTTCAAACGCTTCGTTAAGAAACTTTGGGTTTAAGTCGGCATTAATAAATCCTGCGTCATGCTCGATTAAAATTCCGAACCCCGTTTTGCCTGGCTGTATTATGTGACTTTCTTCTAATTGAAATAACTTACTCATATAAGAATATCTTTACTATAAATAGTTTGCATTATTATTTTGTCTTATTATAAATAGTCTTGAAAGTCTGAGAAATTTTTATTACCTTTAGATTTTTAAGAATAATGTATTTATATTAAAATATTATAGAATGAGTGTAAATTTAGTCGACCCTAACCTACTTAATACTAATCAAGGTTTCGTGAACGGTATTCCACAATACCAAGATATGTTCATCTTTGCAGAATTAACAGCAAGGTCAAGAGGAAGAACTGTACTTGAAACTAATAATACTGGACAATACTCAATATCTAAAAATGGGTCACAAGATGAAATTAACATCAATTTTATTGGTAATAATCAGAACAAGTCTGCCACAGACCCCAACTATTTAAAATTCACCACTAATTGGTATGATGGTAGTGCTGCCGAAGGTCTCCGATACGAAGGTTTTGGTATTAGTAGTATAAAGGTGGTGATTAATTCATCGTTTGTTCCACAAGTTAATATTCAGTTTATTGATGTAAGAGGGTTAGCGTTTTTTAATCAGACAGATTCACCATATCGGGTATTATTTTATTTTCCGCCGCCAATATTTACCCTAACAATAAAGGGTTATTATGGCATGGCACTCATATATAAACTACATCTCGTTAAATATACTAGTGAATTTAAGGCAGAAAACGGAAATTTTATTATCGATGCCCAATTCGTTGCGATGACATTTGCACCATTAACAGATGTGCTGTTTAGATATGTCGTAAATTTTCCTCTTTTGCCAAATAGAGGAAATGCACCCATAAACATTAGTCCATCGCCAAATACGCCACCAATAAATACATACGACCTAATTCTAAAATTAAAAAATTTATACGCCGCATCTGCTGATAAACAAAATACTGAAATCGATAGCCGAGCCTATGACAATGCTATTAATAAAAAAGAGGCGATTAGAAGCGTATTTAGTTCATTGTTTTCATTTGGTAGTAGTACGACACTAACTAGCGAAGGCAATCCATTGGCATTGGCAAGCACATTTAATGAGATAACTAGCATAAATAATATAAGTCCAATGGAATCAATTACCGAATATAATAAGATAATTGAACAATTTGCCGTAAGTGGATACTATGAAGACATACCCCAAAGATTATTAATTGGCTATTTTGTTAGTCGAGACTATTATACGGGTAGAGAAATATCAACAATTAATGGAGAAATAACCATCTCCCCATTTTTGACAGAGTTTGACCCAATCCAAACTAAACTTGATAAATTAAACGAATATAGAAAAGGTCTAATTAATCAAGTAGATAATAGTGGCTTTATTGTTGGTGCAGTGGACGATGCGGATATTCAAGAAGCAAAATCAATACCAAGTAGTAGTGGTACGTATATTGCCATTGATATTACCAAATATTATGTAAAACTCTATAATGAAAGAACTAAAATTGATGAACTGATAAGTGCCGAGATTAATACAATAAATCTTGCCGTGAATCAAATGATTCAAAATAAATTAGGTATGAAACCAACGATTTATAGAATATTTAAAACAATATTAGATGATGTTGATATCTTTTTTAGAACCCTAAGAAACACATCAATGAAAGCAGAAGATTATTATAAAAATAATGACGATATTTTTACGAAGATTACTAGTAGCGAATTATATAAGGATACACAAAAACAAATTTTTGCATTTCCACTTGTTGTTAAACGACAGAATGTTTGTAACACTGTTAAAGAAACACGAATAATGCCAAAAGCATTAAGCACACCAGATAATCCCCTACCAGAAATGGAGTTGGTTCAAGATTTTGTTAATACGTTTATTCTACAAAGAAATATTACTGAACAAATTGATATGAGAAATACGGTAAATGCGGAGGGTGTTAGTGTTTGGATACCAATATCACCCTTTGATTCTAACTTAGGCACAAATGTTAGTTATTCACCATATGCTGGTGTCGATAGCGATTCATCAGCACAACCAGTTGGGGTGTCAGAATACAATAAATTAGTTTTGCCATTAATAATAATGTTAAAAAGGTTTTATATACTCAGCCAATTTGCATATCCGAATAAATTTTATGTAAATAACAATGGAAAAAAAAGTACCGAAGACGGCAACAATGATTATATTACTATGTTTGCTGAATCAGAAGCAATTAATATGGCAATTTCGATATTCAATCCAATATATATTGGTTTACTTAAAACCTTTGCAAAAAATTATACAAACACTACACAGATTAAAGACCTTATACCAGAACCATATACTTTTCCAGCAAAGACATATCCCTTTTTCAGTCTTGTCGATGGACCTAATCTACCAACGGGTAGTACAACATATTCCTCTGGAGATGCATATGTTGATAAAAATAATGCACTTTTTCATGGTTTTATTTTTTCAGACGAAGCCATTATACTCCAAGAAAAACCCGACACTAGTAGGGCGGCACAAAAAATCGCAGAGAGTGGAAACAATAAATCAAACCCAATTAGTACTTTTCAAATCAAATCTACTAGAAAATGGACGGATTTTTTTAAAGAAACTAAAGTTGAAAGTACACTAAGATTTAGTAGTGAGAATATTGTTTTTATTCCAGACGTTACTCCAGACGGTACTGGCGAAAGTGGTGATAATAAAATTAAAACACGATTTCTCACAAACAAACTTCAAATAAAAACAGGAAATACATATCAAGAAGATTCGATTGGATTTAATGCTGGAGCGAATGCAAGTAATAGTGACTTTAAATACGAAAACAGAGTAAAAACAATTGAACACATTAACAAAGATAATGCGGGAAATTCGGTACTTATACAAACATCCAGAGTCACTAACCCATCAGATGTTTTTACAGATATGATTGATGTTTGGTCTTCTGTATTGGCTGTGAACGATACCCAAATTTATGATACAATTATAAACCCAACAACTCCCGAAAATAAAGAACTTAGTAAAATAGTTTTAGCATCAAGTTTTGGCTATGCACTAAGTACATTTAATATTTTTCCTAGTTCTTTAAATAAAGATGTGTTTAGTCTACCTGCCGCAGTAGACATTCCTACATTTCTTGGATATTATATGGGTTCTCTTGTTATAACTGACGGAAATCCCAGAATTTATGAAGAATTATATAATTTCTTTGTACTTGGAGCGGGTAGGAATATCAATAGTTCTGGTGTACTAATATTTGCAGATATTGTAGATATAAATAATCAGATGGCAGAAGCAGATAGAGAATTATTAAGAAATGAATATATAAATGGCTTTGCTGGTAGCGGTACATATGACCTTGTGGTTAGTAACCTAAAATTTGTCTGTGATAAAGTAAATTATGAAGACAAAAAGGTTGCTGCAGCAAAAAAAATAGGAAAAACAGAATACATTGCTGCAAAATACGCCGCATATAAAGAATTATTGAATAGTGATTTTAATCAATACATTATTCAACCACTAATGGAAAGGAATTGTATTGTTAATTATAGCGAAATGACGTTTCAACGAAACGTTATTTCAAACCCGCTTTATCTACCACTAAGCGTAACAGACAATGATAGTAAGAAGAAAAATTTTAACGCAAATTATTTTAAACAATTTTTTAAATATTTATCTGCGGAATTAGAGAATAAAGAGAAACAACGTATTGAACAGAAGAAAGAGGACGATAAATTAGTTGGCGATGAAGACATTCTAACACAAACATACTACTCTTTTAAAAACATTAACGACAAATGGCTTTCGTCACCAACAGCCGGAGATAAAATTTCGGGATACCCCTCATTTAGTGACACACCAATTGGTCCATTAATAAATTCATTTGCGTTTGTCGATAGGGCGATGAATCCAATTGGTGATACAATAATCAACCCAGAAATCTTAATTCAGTTATTCGATGACCCAAATGTTAGTGTTTTTAGTGTACTATCACAACTATTATCTATGAATGGATTTGAATTTTTCCCATTACAAAATTTCATGTCATATGAACCAAAAGATTGGATTAACTGTTTTAAGATTGATACCCAGGGTAATTTACACCCAAGACCAGCATTTGTTTGTATGTATATTGGTGGCTCGTCTAGTTATCCGACAGGTATCGAAAGTTTTGGTGGTCAATTCAAAGATGATGGTATTGACAGTATTGTTAATGTGGGTGATTTTAATATTGGCGATTGTAAAGAGGGTGAGATAAATGATGACGACAATCAATTAAATACCAATCCGAATTTTCCGTGGAAGGAGGTACGTGCATTTAGGGTAAGATTCGGAGAACAAAATCAATCGATGTTTACCGACATCAAAATAGATAGTAAGGAATATCCCGAAACCAATGAAAGCATTCAAATATTGTCTAGGATAGCAGGTGATAATAAACTACAAGCACCGCCACCAAAAGGTCAGAATCTCTATAATTTATATGAAAATAGGTCATATAAAGCAACCATTACTGGATTAGGCAACGCAACAATTCAACCGACCCAATATTTTCAATTGGAAAATGTGCCAATGTTTAGTGGTTCGTATGTTATTTTATCTGTCGAGCACAATATTGAACCCAATAAAATGACAACAAGTTTCAGTGGAACAAAAATATTAAAATATCCAATACCTAGAGTACTCCAACCATCTGTAATTCTTGGATTTGATGGTGGGAATTCCGATGACACTAATTCAAGTGATTCGTCAAACGCAAATATTACTGCTGGAACACAGCCGAGCGATAATGAAGCAAAAGCACAATTCAACTCAATGTATGATTTTAAAATTAGATAATATGGCATTTAGTAAAATAACACCAGAGGGGGAAAGTTTCATAAAGCACGTCTGCAACACTGGCTTTCCAATTGGAAAAACAACAAATACATTGTTACGAGGTAAGAATTCCTATCCGTTTCCATATTGTAAAACATCGGCAGCGAATCAAATATGGACTTGTACAATAAAAATACCAACCGACCCAACCAGAATAATATCAACAGCAGATGAGTTGGCAAATGCATTAATTTATTGGTTTAACACATATTCTAAAGAGTATAGTCTCGATGCAAATGTTATTGCGGCACAATCATATACAGAATCATCATATGTGGTATGGAATTATGCTCCATTGGATAGTACTGCCTCTGGAATTAGTCAAATTCTTATGAAAACACTATGGGACGTGATTGTTAATGAAAACGGAAAAAAATATGACTCAACCAATCCAATTACTCCTGAGGAAACATATGCAATAAACAATAATTTAGAAGCAAAAGAACTAGCATCATCATATAGTGTCGGAAGTTATAACAATAACAACCCACAGCCAAGTCACGATATTGCTTGGAGAAACAGACCACTTCTACACCAGAACGTGATTAATAATCCGGGAATAATGATAAAAGCACAATGCAAACTCATGAGTTTTTTTGCTAAAGGATGTAATAATCTAACTAGTTCGGCACTTTTTTGTTATAATAGAGGTTTTTATCAGAAAAGCACATACACTGACACAATAGTGGCTTGTAAAAAGGGTAAATTAAGCCTAGCCAACCCCAATTACCCCAACGAAGGACTTAAATATGTCCTTAAAACATTTGGAATCCTCGGCGATAAAAATAATTTCTTGGAAACAAAGGGATTAGGAAAAAATTATAAACCAACTGGTAAATATTTCGGTTATGATGAAAATTATGAAAAAACCGACCCATCAAAAAATCTTAGATTAAAAGAACCATTTAATATAAATGCTGCAAGTAATATACAATCGGAAGAACAATATGGTAATAAGAAAGCATAAACGAAAAAAGGCATCTAATCGATGCCTTTTTATTTTATAATAATCCTCTTTTTAATTCATGCAGACCAATAATATCGTCATCGAGTGTCATGGAATTGTGTTTCATTTCTTTAATCTTTTGAATAGTCTTTAATATTTTTTCTTCAATACTATCTTTCTTCACACCTTCCAATATGGCAAGACATTCGGTTTTATATTCTTCGAAAAGTCCTTGTTTTTCCCTATCGTTTGATTTCATCAATTTTTTTAATAAGTTTCTGTCGTCTTCATTAAGCGAGTCGTACTTTTCATTAAACTTATTAATAGCAATCTCGATAATATTACTATCCACTAGTTCGGTTTCCTTGCCTTCGGTTAAGGCTTGTTTCTTTGGGGTTTTTAGGTGATTTAGTACTATTTCAAATGATTCGTGAATATTGTCAACATCCACCTTGTCATAATCATTTAATGATTCGGTAATTAGCGTATCAATTGCTTCATACAATTTAATCTTATCTAAATCATAGTCGGCATCTTTTATGTCAGAGACAACGTTTTCAAGAAGAAATTGATTCATCTTTCCACGTTCTGCCTCAATTTCAGAAATTGTATACACTTCAAACAACTTGATGTTATTATCTATATAACGGGTTGCAACAACTTCATTCTCAATAGTTTTATTTTCAAGAGCATTAAAAACTTTGAACTCTAGTTGTAGAATTGGTGAACTTTTAACAACAGAGAAAAAATCTGTAGTTAGTTTCTTAGATTCGTCAATCATACTGTTGTTGAAGTACGAATCTTTTAATTTATTCGAAACTACTAAATTGGCTATTCCTATGTTAGTGCTTTTCATAATTCTATGTTCAATTTATTATAAATACTCTAATTTACTGCAAATGATTATGATTGTCGATACTTAAATAATTACTGCACATCCAACTTCTCAATCTCATCAAAATCAACATCTTCTGCTTCAATATTTTTCTGTGGTGTGTTAATACTTTCACTTTCCTTTAAAAGATTGTCAATTTCGTTTGCCATATCCATAGCACGACTATTCAATTCTTCGTTTTTATTATTATTCTCTCTAATTATTTTTTTCTGTTTGCTTTCCTTTTTTCTTTCGGGTTCAGCAGTAGTACCGAAAACGAGTCTTTCTACTTGACTATTATACTCATCTTCACTCAACACCTTTCTACCACTTACGCTATCACCAACCACTGGTGGTAACTCCGAAGGAGATTGATTTGGAAGACCCGGAATAGGAGCAGGACCACCCGGAGCACCACCACCACCCGGAGGTGGCATTTCGCCCGGAGCACCACCACCCATCGGTGGCATACCGCCTTCACCACCCGGAGCGGGAGCACCACCAGTGCTACCACTAACTGGCATACCTTCGACTTGCTCGCCATATCTCTTATCAATATCACTAAACAATCCAGATTTCTTAATTGTAACCGGAGAATCTTGAAGTTCTTGCATGATGACTTTCTCCATTTTTTGTTGCTTAAGGTCTTCAACGATTTTCCTATCACTCCAATTGAATATCATTCTCTTGGCATTTGTATGTGACATTGCAGCAATACCAGACTCTGCACGAGTTAATTCAGTATATGTTTGTGCCTTATCACGCATTAACTCTGACTTAAGCAATTCTTGCTGTGTTGAAGGATTGGTAAGTGTAAGGGTAAAATCTTTCAAATCATCGCCAGTATAACCCAATAAATACAAGTGTGTTATTGCCATTTTATTGAGTTCTTGAATCATTGCCTGTTGAATACGATTGACTTTCTTAGAAAATCTAATATCATATTGTGCCATGTTTTTACCAGCACCAGCAGCATCTTGGAAACTCAAGAAAGGTTTAGGAATTCCTAATCCAACAAATAAGTTATCACGAAGATATTCGATGTCTTGGATAGCATCCAAATTTTGTGCACCCGGAAGTGTTTCAATACCACTTTGTGTATTTGCATTTCTAACTGGAAGGAAATAATCTTCATCATTTCCCATTATATTAAAACGATAATCAATTTGACCGTCATTGGGACTAACTGCTGCTGTTTTTTTAAACTTAGTTGCAACCTTCATGATGTAGGACTCAATATCGTCCTCATCAATATTTCCAACATCAATTTTAAATACCTTTTTCTCACCCGCACGCACAATACGATAGGTAAGCATAGCATCTTCAGCCATGATTAATTGTCTGAAAACTCTTCTGACCTTGTTAAGCACAGATGAACCATATGGTAGATATTTGTCATCACCAAGAAGTCTAAAGTGAGCGATTTCAAAAACATTAAATTCATCACCAGTCATCCTTTCTTTGAATTTCACCAATGGTTTTCCGTTCTGAATTCGTTCGAAACGTTCAATTTCATAGTTAACAAGTTGTTTCACGTGAGTAAGACCTTTTTTTCTTTCACCATACGTTAAAACAAAATTATCACCATACTTAACAGTATTTCTCACCCAGAAAGGCAAGTTAACATTAACATTGACTATATCATAGAATAATTCTTCGAGTAAAAATTTTATTCTTTCTTTGTTCGAGTAGATATTTAACATTTTACCATCAAAACCAATGGTTGTCGCTTCTTCCATAAATAAGTCCAATGCACTACTTATGATTGGGTAATATTCCATACCCTCATAATCAATATATGCTGGAAGTCTCGCCGCTTCATACTGAAGTGCTTTTTGAAATCCCCTATCTGTT